GATGTGCTCGGCCCAGACGGTGAACTAATAGATATAGGTATAATTGAACATTGGCAAAACGAAGCTGATGGTTTAAAAGGAGATCACGACGCATTAAACGAGTTTTATAGACAATTTCCTAAAACTACGGAACACGCATTTAGAGACGAAGCAAAAGGAAGTATATTTAACTTAGTTAAAATATACGAGCAAATAGACTACAATGAAGAAATGACAAGAACCCTAGGAATTACTAAAGGTAATTTTCAATGGGTTAACGGTGTAAAAGATAGTCAAGTTATATTTTATCCAGATCAACAAGGTAGATTTAATATTAGCTGGGTTCCATCTCAGCAATTACAAAATAGAGTGGTTCTTAAAAATGGTGTAAAGTATCCTGGTAATGAACACATGGGAGCGTTTGGTTGCGATTCTTATGATATATCAGGAACCGTAGATGGACAAGGATCTAAAGGAGCATTACACGGCTTAACCAGGTTTAGTATGGAGGACGCTCCTGCGAATAGCTTCTTTTTAGAATACTTATCAAGACCACCTACGGCTGAAATATTTTTTGAAGATGTGTTAATGGCACTAGTGTTTTATGGCATGCCAATACTCGCAGAGAACAATAAACCTAGATTACTTTATTACCTTAGAAGAAGAGGTTATAGAGGATTTAGTATGAATAGACCGGATAAAGTGTGGAACAAATTATCCGTAGCAGAAAAAGAAGTTGGGGGTATTCCAAACTCCAGCGAAGATATAAAACAAGCTCATGCAGCCGCAATAGAGATGTATATACAAGATCATGTTGGTATGAAGCAAGATGGAACTTTTGGAAGTATGTATTTTAATACAACTCTAAATGATTGGAGTAGATTTGATATAACTAAACGTACAAAGTTTGATGCGTCAATAAGTTCAGGTCTAGCTATAATGGCAAACAATAGACATTTATATGCTCCAAACGCAAAAATAAAAAAACCAAAACTAAATATAAATATTGCTAAATACGAAAATAGAGGTGATATGAGTAAAATAATTAAACAATAAATATGGCAGAGTCTGGCATTAAAAGTTATTTTCCTAGTCAAACGGTTAGTGATGCTGAAAAGTTGAGTTACGATTACGGTTTGAAAGTAGCAAAAGCTATAGAAACCGAATGGTTTAATGATAATAAATCACTTAGTAAATATAAAAATAACTATAATAATTTTCATAAATTAAGATTGTACGCAAGAGGTGAGCAATCTATACAAAAATATAAGGATGAGTTATCTATTAATGGTGATTTGTCCTATTTAAATTTAGATTGGAAACCGGTTCCAATTATTCCTAAATTTGTAGATATAGTTGTAAATGGTATAGCTGAAAGAACTTATGATATAAAAGCTTACTCTCAAGATCCGTTCAGTGTTAAACAAAGAACCAATTACATGCAATCATTGTTAACTGACATGCAGTTAAAGCAGTTTGATGCGGCGATGATAGAAAATGTAGGTATAGATGCTAGGAAAAATAAAAATATAGAACTACCAGAAACAAGCCAAGAATTACAACTTCATATGCAGTTGACTTATAAACAATCTATAGAGTTAGCTGAAGAGCAGGCATTAAATATATTATTTGATGGCAATAAGTATGAGCTCACAAAGAAAAGATTTTATTATGATTTAACAGTTTTAGGTATTGGTGCTGTTAAAACAGATTTTAACACTTCAGAAGGAGCTACAATAAGTTATGTTGATCCCGCTAATCTTGTATACTCTTATACAGATTCCCCTTACTTTGACGATATATATTATGTTGGTGAAGTTAAATCTATCCCGGTAAATGAATTAGCCAAACAATTTCCCCATTTAACAGAAGGTGAACTTGAAGATATAATGAAAAATAAATATTCAAGTAAAAATAATTACAACACTAGATATTCTGTAGATAAAGAAGATAACAATACTATTCAAGTTTTATATTTTAATTATAAAACTTATATGAATGAAGTTTACAAGTTAAAAGAAACCGCAACTGGTGCAGATAAAATAATACCAAGAGACGATACTTATGATCCACCCCAAGACAAAGAGGGTGGTTATTCTAGGTTGTTAAGATCTATAGAGTGTTTATATGAAGGCGCTAAAATTTTAGGTACTGATAAACTACTTAAGTGGGAAATGTCAACAAATATGATGCGGCCTAAAAGTGATTACACTAAAGTTAAAATGAACTACGCTATTGTTGCACCTAGAATGTATGATGGTCAAATAGATTCTTTAGTAAAAAGAATTACAGGTTTTGCTGATATGATTCAATTAACACACTTAAAGTTGCAACAAGTGTTATCACGTATGATACCAGATGGCGTTTATTTAGATGCGGATGGATTAGCAGAGGTTGATTTGGGTAATGGTACTAATTACAATCCACAAGAAGCGTTAAACATGTTTTTTCAAACTGGTAGTATTATAGGTAGATCATTTACAAGTGAAGGTGATATGAATCCAGGTAAAGTACCTATTCAAGAAATAAGCTCTAGTAATGGTGGTGCTAAAATGCAAAGTTTAATTAATAATTACAATTATTATTTGCAAATGATAAGAGATGTAACTGGATTAAACGAAGCTAGAGATGGTAGTATGCCAGATAAAAACGCTTTGGTTGGCGTTCAAAAATTAGCTGCTGCTAACAGTAACACTGCTACAAGACATATTTTGCAAGCTGGTTTATTTTTAACAGCTGAAATAGCAGAGTGTTTATCTATGAGAATATCGGATATACTAGAATATTCTCCAACTAAAGACGCGTTTATACAAGCTATAGGTAGTCACAACGTGGCTACACTTGATGAAATTCAAGATTTATACTTATATGATTTTGGTATATTTATTGAGTTACAGCCAGATGAAGAAGAAAAAGCAATGCTTGAAAATAATATTCAAATGGCATTACAACAACAAAGTATAGAGTTAGAAGATGCTATTGATCTTAGACAAATAAACAGCGTTAAGCTAGCAAATCAATTGTTAAAAATACGTAGGCAAAAGAAATTAGAAAGAGATAGACAAATGCAACTAGAAAATATAGAAGCACAAAGTCAATCTAATACACAAGCGGCTGAAATGGCAGCGCAAGTTGAGTTACAAAAAAATCAAATGTTAACTCAAAATCAATTACAACTTGAACAAGCCAAAGCGCAAATGGATTCTCAAAAAATGATGCAAGAGGTAGAGCATAAAAAAGAATTAATGGCCTTAGAGTTTCAATACAACATGCAGTTAAAAGGCGTGGAAACTTCAAACATACAAGAAAGAGAAAGGCAAAAAGAAGATCGTAAAGACGAAAGAACAAAAATTCAAGCAACTCAACAAAGTGAGATGATTGAGCAAAGAAAAACAGGTAAACCACCTAAAAACTTTGAATCAGCAGGTAATGATATATTAAACGCTGGTTTTGATTTAGGCGCGTTTGATCCAAGTTAAATTTTTTATTAATTATTATTATATTATATTATGGAAGAAAACAAAAATGAAGAAGTAGTTGAAGAAACTACACAAGTAGGAAATCAACAAGATCCAGGTGATGAAAACGTGGTAAAAGTTGATGAGAGTAAATTTGAATCTGCTGGAGACGATAGTGTTACAAAGGTAGATTTAAGTCAACCACCAAAAACGGAAGAAAATGAGCAACCAGCAGATACCAACGAAGAAGACGCTGTTCAAGAAAAGGTTATTGAAGAAACGACTAATCAAGAAGAGGTTATTGAACAAGTTGCAGAAGAAAATACTGAAACACCTGTTTTAGAAGAAATTACAGATGAAGAGGTTGAAGAGCAAGTTGAAGAAATGGCTGAAGAGGCAAGTGAGGCTATTAAAGAAAACTTAGAAACAGGTAAACCGCTTCCTGAAAACATCCAAAAACTTATGGATTTTATGGAAGAAACTGGTGGTGATTTACAAGATTATGTAAAACTTAATCAAGATTATAGTAAGTTAGATGACAACGATGTTTTGTATGAATATTATAAGCAAACAAAACCCCATTTAACAACTGAAGAAATTAACTTCCTTATGGAAGACACGTTCTCTTACGATGAAGAAATTGATGAAGAAAGAGATATACGTAGAAAAAAATTAGCGTTAAAAGAGCAAGTTGCCAGCGCTAGAGCCCACTTGGACGGGCAAAAGTCCAAATACTATGAAGAAATTAAAGCTGGGAGCAAGTTGACTCCAGAACAACAAAAAGCAGTTAATTTCTTTAATAGATACAACAAAGATCAGGAAAGTAGTCAACAATTAGCAAAGAAAAATTCTGAAGTCTTTACTCAAAAAACTAATAATCTTTTTAATGATAAATTTAAAGGATTTGAGTATAATATTGGGGATAAAAGATTTAGATTTAACGTTAAAGATGTTGATAGTATTAAGCAGACTCAAAGTGATTTAAACGGTTTTTTGGCAAAGTTTGTCGATAAAGACTTATCATTAAAAGATGCTAAAGGTTATCATAAATCTTTATTTACAGCTATGAATGCTGATGCTATTGCTAATCACTTTTACGAGCAAGGTAAAGCAGATGCTATGAAAAATAGTATTGCTAAATCTAAAAATGTTAGTATGAAGCCAAGGCAATCTCATGGTGAGGTTGAAGCTGGTGGAATAAAAGTGAGAGTGTTAGGTGACAATTCTTCTGATTTTAAATTTAAAATTAAAAAATAAATAACAATTTAAAATTACAAAATTATGGCAATTACTGCAGGAGGTAGTTTGAATAGTGTACCTGCTCCACAGCAACAAACACTATCTACAAACTACGTCGATTTTACAACAAGCTCAACTGAAGGTTGGGCACAACAATACCTTCCTGAGTTAATGGAAAAAGAAGCTGAGGTTTTCGGACCTAGAACAATTTCTGGTTTCCTTTCTCAAGTAGGTGCAGAAGAAGCAATGACTTCTGATCGAGTTATATGGTCTGAGCAATCAAGATTACATATAACTTTAGTAGGTACTATAGATTTAGATGGTAATGTATCTTCATCTGGTGCAAAAGGTAAATTTACAAGTGTTAAAGATGTAGATGGTAATGCAATTACAACTACACATGGTGTTCGTAACCACGACATTGTTTTGCTTTCAACTCCAGGTAAAGTATCTAGATGTATGGTTGTAGCTGTTGATGGGGCTGATATCGGCCTTAGAGCTTATGATGAAGACGTTTTAACTGGTCATTCTGAAACAGCTCAAGCTGCTACTTTATTAGTTATCGGTTCTGAGTTTAAGAAAGGTGATAACTATGATGGTTCAACTACAAGAGGTGCTAACGAGCCTGACTTTAAAACTTTTACTAACAAGCCTATCATTATGAAAGATTACTACGAAGTATCTGGATCTGATGCTGGTAGAATTGGTTGGGTAGAAGTTTCTGCTGAAGACGGTACTGGAGGTTACTTATGGTACTTAAAAGCTGAAGCTGATACAAGAGCTCGTTTCACTGATTATTTAGAAATGGCTATGCTTGAGTCTATTCCAGGTTCTAATTCAACTAATGTTGATGGTGAATTAGGTTTATCTCCAGAAGGTGATGCTGGTACTGAAGGTTTATTCTATGCTATCGAGCAAAGAGGTAATGTTACTACTGGTGTTACTGGTACTAACGCCGCTACTGATTTAGCTGAGTTTGACGCTATTTTAGCTGAGTTTGATAAGCAAGGTGCTATTGAAGAAAACATGATGTTTGTTAATAGAGCTACGTCTCTTGCTATTGATGATATGTTAGCTTCTATGAATTCTTACGGGGCTGGTGGTACTTCTTATGGAGTATTTAATAACTCTGAAGACATGGCATTAAATTTAGGCTTCTCTGGATTCCGAAGAGGTTCTTATGACTTCTACAAATCTGATTTCAGATACTTAAATGACAAAGCTACAAGAGGTGGTATTAATGATACTGCTGGATCTGAAGCGTTAAGAGGTGTTATGATACCAGCTGGTTCTTCTTCAGTTTATGATCAAACTGTTGGAGCTGCTGTTAGACGACCTTTCTTACACGTTAGATATAGAGCTTCTCAAACTGATGACCGAAGAATGAAAACTTGGGTTACTGGTTCTGTAGGTGCTGCTACATCTGCTTTAGATGTTATGCAAATACACATGTTATCAGAAAGATGTTTAGTTACTCAAGGTGCTAACAACTTTATGTTAATGAAGTAAGCATTTATTATATTAAGGATCGAGGCTTCGGCCTCGACCCTTTATTTTTATTAATTTTATTATATATTATATTATGGCAAAAAAACAAGAAACAAAAAAAGAGGTAGAGGTACCCGTTGTTGAAACACCAGTTGTTAAAACACCAAAACCCGAACAAGATGAACAAAAACAGCCTAGTTGGGAAATAAAAGATAGAGTTTACTATTTGACAAGAAATAGAAAACCTTTATCATATATGGTTAGATCTGCTAATATATATTTCTTTGATGAAGAAAAAGGTTATGAAAGAGAATTAAAATATTGTCAAAACCAAAAAACACCATTTGTTGACGAAATGAAAGGTGATCAAAGGTTAGAACATATTATTTTTAGAAATGGCGCACTTCATGTTCCAAGGAACAAACAAACTTTGCAAAAGTTACTATCCTTGTACCATCCTGAAAGAAGCGTATTATTTGAAGAATGGAAACCAGAAGTAGAAGCGGCTGATGAACTACAACTTTTAGAATTAGAGTTAGAAGCTCTTAATGTAGCCAAAACAGTAGATATTGATATGGCTGAAGCTATTATGCGTGTAGAGTACGGTTCTAAGGTATCTAGCATGAGCTCTAAAGAACTTAAACGAGATTTACTTATATACGCTAAGAGAAATCCTCAATTGTTCTTAGAGTTAGCTTGCGATGATAATGTTCAACTTAGGAATTTTGGTATTAAAGCCACTGAAATGGGGATATTAAAACTATCTTCTGATCAACGAACTTTCATGTGGGGTTCTAATGATAGAAAACTAATGAGTGTTCCTTTTGACGAGCATCCATATACCGCTTTAGCACATTGGTTTAAAACCGATGAAGGCATGGAGATTTACTCCAATATTGAAAAACGATTAGATTCGTAACAACCCTATGATAGAGTAACCACTCTTCGGGTC